GGCTCAGTCATAATGTTTCTCCTAGCATTTGGGGGACACTTCCGGTGCTACGTCTCTGTGGTTGTGCTACACCAGTCATTATATCAAGTTCATGACAAGATGGTTACCGGGCCGCCCGAGAGAATCTCTGCCAGTCGTTGGTGATGTCGATCACGGTCTCGCGCTCGCCAAGTGGTTGACCTGTGACCGGTCCCAGTTGACCGTCCAGCGCGTTAGCGATCTGCCAGCCGATCCACTTACCGCAGTGAGTTGTGATCCCCTTGCCCCACGTCATCATGAGGCCGGGACTATTACGTAACGGTGCGATGCGCCAGTCGTCGGGGAAGCCGAGCGCTCGCGCGGCCTCACGGTGCGTGATCGTACGGTTCAGCCAAGGATGTAACACCATGATGAGGCTGCCACCGGTGATGACGCGGGTCGGGGCGTCGGCTCGCCAGCGCACCGGCGTCGTGTACCCCATCATGAAGTCCCGTGAGACGATGCGGTCCTCGGTCTCGGCGAACGACAGTGGTAGTTTACCGTGTGCATCATAGTGCCGACGAGCCACCTTGGCGATGTCCTCGCCCTCACACCACTCGACGGCGCAGGCCAGGTCCTTGACCCGCTGAGTGAGCGGATTGTCGATGCTAATGTGGCCGTCGACCAGTTCGTCAGACCGCAGAAGTTGCCTCGTCCAGGGATGCGCCGGGGCGCGGTAGGGCTGTGCCTGCCAGGACTCGCCGAGCGGCGCCAGGTCCCCGATGACGTCCTGCCAGCTAGGCAGGTACTCAAGCTGTGGCTGGGCGATGCCGAACGGCACACGGCTGGCGATCCAGAAGTACCGTCGCCGCATCGCGGGTCCACCGACGGAGTACGCGTTGTGTAGCACGTGATGCAGATCCCAGCGCTCGCCGGTCAGCTCCTCGAGGTGGCGTCGAAGATCACGCATCATGGCGAGGCCAAGCGGATTGGTGTAGGCCTGCTGCACGGACTCGAAGACCGCCACCTGTGGCATCACCTTGGCGGCGTACTCGACGAACGCCCACATGCAGTGGGAGACCTTGGCGTCTCGACCCTTACTGGTCTTCGACGTCATTACCGACCAGGCACTACACGGCGGATTACCGAACACCACGTCGGCGGGCACGACAGGCCACGAGTCCTCGGGTCCGACGTGTGCTCGCCAGCCTCGACCAAGTAGATGTCGGTTGGCCTCGCAGTTGGGTACGCCGAAACCACCGGTGAGTTCACACTTAGCGATCAGGTCGTAACCAGCCTGAACCATACCTAGTGTGAACCCACCGGCGAAACCCATGCAGTCGATAGCTGTGTATGCCACAGTTGATTGTAAACTGCCTGGTCAGACCTGTGGTAGGCCTTCGACGTCCTTGATCCAGGCCTGGAGACTCTCACTGGTCTCGGTCGGTAGCCACTTGCAGATCCACGGGAGCTCGTTGACAATGTACTTGAACATCTCCCACGATCCACGACGCTCTGTCATGATGGTGTTGGACTGTGCCAGGTCGGCCGACAGACGACGAAGCTCGGTGCACAGCTCCTCGGTGTGTTCGTAGCCGAACAGCTCGTCCTTAAGGTCGCGTAGCAGGTTGTGAGGGTTGCGCTCCTGCTTGACGGCCGGACTGCCGTAGGTGACGTGCCAACCGGTCGCATCCATGATCGCACGCATCAGGTATGAACACCAGATGTCATCGTAGCGACCGACGTTCGTCCACATGAACATCAACGGAGCCAGGCTACGGTGGATGGCCGTCGACTGCGAGTCGAACGGTCCCCATGTACCGATCGCCAACGTGGTCGACGGTCGAAGGCCACTAACCGCTGGATCAATGACGATGCGCTCGATCGCGTCGATGTCCGGGTCGCCAATCCACAGCCCGGCCACAACGCCGATCCGCTCGGCGTTGGCCTCACGATAGCTGACGTGACGTGGTGCCTGACGCTCACTGAGCGGGAAGCCACGGTGCGTCACAGCAGGTACGCACAGGTCACCGGGGTTGAACCAGCCGGACGCCGAGCTGGCGACATGACGAACGTTCGGTGTGTAGATAAAGTGATGTGATATGTCGACCCAGTTCGGCTGGTGGTGTGGGAAGTTGTCGTCGTCGATGGTAACAACCTGCTCGGCGCCGTAGCGCAGCGCCTCGAGGAGTGCGAAGTTGCGACGGTGCGTGTGGTTCGGTTCGATGAACTCGTTGATGTACGTCTCGGTGCACCGCTTGTCACTCGGGCGGAGGTAGTCGAAGATCACGCCGGGATGTTTCGCGGCGGCCTTGAGGAGCTCGACCTCGATGTCCTCGTGTGGTGACCTCTCGTTGCCGGCGATGATGACGACGTCATCCTCACCGAGCAGCTCGGCCCAGGCCATCAGGTTCTGAGGAATGCGGATGGATGGCATGATGACGGCGGTCTTCACGTGGTACTCCTCAGTCGTGCGTCGATCATTCTCATGTACTTACGTTCGGCGACCGCGTCATCGAACCACTGCCGCTGGGTCTTCACCAGCCACTCCCAGTCAGGACGGCCCGCGTACGAGTTTAGGTGTGTCACACGAAGCTTGAGCTCTTCAGGCGACTTGACGCGTAGCCAGTCCTTGAGACCCGTGGGCGCACCGCGGAACGTGTTGTCTTGCGTGTCGTAGAGTGGGTGGTAGAAGCAGACCACGCCGGCGGCGAACGCCTCCCACGGCTTGGTGGTGGCCCAGCCACTACCGCTGGACGGTGTCGTGAACGTCGTACGGACCCGGTGAAGTAGTGGGACGTACTGCGTCCAGGACCTAGGTGTGATCGAGAATCCCAGCTCGGCCTGCGCCTTGTCCGACCACTTACCGTGGATGAAGTGCGGGTTCAGTGGCACGACCCAGTCCTTGACGGCCTTGAGTCGTCCGCGTGCCTCCGGCACTCCGATGGCACGCGCCTCGTTGATGAAGAGACCGAAGTGCTCGCGTCCCTCCCAGGAGTCGTCATAAGATAGGATGTCACCCGACGGGCAACCTGGGACAAGGGCGTTGAACTCCAGCCGGGAGTAGACGTTCTGCACCTGCGCCGACCACGTGTGGTCGTCGATCTGCGCGGCATGCGTCTCGAAGTGCCAGTCTTCGTGCGGAGGATTGGGATCGCCGTAACGCGCGTGCTTGATGTTGTTGGTGAAGTTGAACTGCGTTAGGACCGGATGCCGTAGCGGCCACTTAAGATCGCGCATCTTGTGGTAGTTCCGCGGATCGGCGTTGATCCAGATCTCCTCACGGTTCCACGGGTCGACGTCACGCCATGCGTTGATGCCACGCAGGATATACGAGACGTAGTGCGTTGAGAAGTCATAGGGCTTTGTCAGCACCGATGGGTCCTTGGTGGACGGCAACGGCGCGTTCGTCGTGCCGTGTTGACCAACCCACATGACGAAGCCGTCCATCTCTAAGAAGGTCGGTAGGGTCAGCTCATCATGGATCTTCTGCATGGCGAACTGCTCGTCGGTTGAGAGGTTGACGTGTTTGAGACCCGACTTCAGGATGGCCTCCTGAAGTGGCTTCTTCCACCAGACCCACGGGTTGACGACGTTGGCCGGCAATCCGATGTCCTTGGGGTCTTGACCCGAGTTGCGTCCGAGGAGCCAGATCTCGTCGTCAGGGTAGGCGGCCGCCAGCTGGAAGAGCATGGCGGTCATCTCGATGTCACCGCCTTGCGTACCACACTCTTCAAGCGTCAAGGGCATCGAGCGCCCGATCTTACCGTAACCGATGCGCCGCATAGGTCGTCCAATCTCTTAGATCACTTTGATCGTACCATAAGAACTAATCGTTCAAAAACGGTTCTACTATGTCACGTGTCAGCTGAGCCCTGCAGACGCAGAACACCTTATCGATCTCAACGCCGTTGGGGTAGTAAACGATCTCAAAGCCAACCTCGTCCAGCGCCCGCTTGCAGTTGGGACACTTAGTCGAGACCCCGTCGTAGTTGTCCTTGGCCCGCTGGATGTTGACCTCGTGCTTGGCGGCCAGTTCATGGACGAGTCGGTGTGCCAGCTTCTCGGGTGAATCGCCTGTGGCCAAGAACATGAGGTTGATAAGGAACTGCCACACGTCACGAAGCTCACCGAACATCTCGACGTTGATGTGACGGCTGGTTGCCCAGCTCTTCCAACCGACCTCGTTCATCGCCTCGGAGAGTTCTTGCACGAGCGCGATGTAGTTGTACCTGATCGCATCGATGCGCTGATCGAGGTCACGCTCGTTGAGCGGTGGTAAGTCAGGGTTGATGATGCCTTGGATCTCCAGCTGAGCCTTGAGCATGTTCTCAAGACGGTCCACGATCGACTCCTATCATTGTGATGTTTTAAGAGAGGCCTCAAACCCGTAGCCTCCACGGCGTTCCCCTGCGTCCCTACCTACGTACCCTCTCGGCGACGCGACATCGCTTAGAACGCTGTTCCCAAACTCTAATCTTAGAAGGCCGGCGGACGCGGCACGCCGTCACCGGTCGGTGCCGCCGTCGGAGTCGCGGCGCTGGGACCTGTGGCGGACGGGATGCCCGCCGCGACCGGCTGACCGGCCGGCACCTGACCGTCGAGTCGACGAACGTTCTTGAACTCGTTGCGGTCGACGCCCTGCCAGGCACGGATGCCCAGCTCGACGTTGGCCTTGCGCGTGACAAGTGAGGCCGCCAGTTGCTCGATGGATGGATCGGTCGCGAAGAACGCATCGTCGAGGCCGAACGCCGCAAGCTGGTTGAAGAAGATGCCGAGCGCGAAGTCCGAGTCCGGTGTCACGTTGAAGTTGGTGAACACCGTCTTACCAGCCGCCGGACCCTCAGCGATCTTGAACTGCGCCGAGATCATCGGGTTGCCGGTGGTCGAGGCCTTCTTCACCTCGGCCTTGACGCATTCGACGACGTACCAGCCCGGCTCTGCCGGCTTGGTGGCGTCGTCACCGCGCTTCTTGAGGTCCTTCCAGTTGTGCGTGGTACCACTACCGTCAGTCAGCATCGACGGTTACCTCCTCGTTGTGGCCGTTGGCGTAGACCGCCGTCAGCATCTCTGTGATATTTGGGTTGGTGACGATGTCGGGAAGGCGACCCTGGACACGTTCACCGGTCTCGAATCCCTCGCGGGGTGCGATCAGCAGCTTTTGAATGCGCTGCGTGTTCTGACCGTTCTCGTCGGTCTCGTTGTCGGGATACAGGTACGAGCAGATGTCGACCCAGTATGGCAACGAGACCGAGATCTGTCCCTGCATGTAGGGACGCCACTTACCGTTCTCCAGTCGCGTCTCGGAGACGAAGACCACACAGCGTAGCGTCGTACCCGGGATGTTGGTTAGGTCACGGAAGTTGCGGATCAGCTTGTCCATGTGTGTGAGGAGTGTGCCCCAGTCTTGGATCTTCATTTGATCCGTGCCGGAGATGTTCTCCTTCAGCTTGCGCTGCGCCTCCGAGATGGAGTCGAGCACGAGGCTGACGAAGTCGTGCTCCGCCTGGGTCAGCCATTGGTACACCATGGTGAGGTCGGTCCACTTGTTGATCGCGACATGGCAGTAGTCCCAGGTACCGTCGTGTCGCGGCGGTGCCACGCGCGGATCCCACTCGATCTTACGAAGTGGGATGTTAGATTTAAAGCCCGCGGTCTTGATGAACTTCCACGAGCCCTCCGCGTCCAAGACGAGGATCGGCGGCGGCGATGTACTGGTCAGCGTGGACTTACCAACCTTAGCCGCCGCGTGGATGAGAAGACTAAGAGAGTTGCTCATCGCGCCACCGGGCAGGCCTCGTGGAGCCAGTCCTTACGCGACCGGTCGGCGCGCTCGACGAGCCAGATCGCATCACCGAGTTGGATGTATAGGCCACATGCGTTGCAGCGCTGCTCCTGCTGGGCGATGGCGCGACCGTGCATGAGTCGTACGTCGTAGTCGAGCCGCATGCGATCAAGTTCCGCCTGGACCACCGAAATGAACCGATGAATCGGCGTCTCAAACTCGAGTGTCACATAGATCACTTCCCTTCACAGTGAGGTTTAGAGAGGCAGAGAGTGTGAGAAATTGTTACCGTCTAACAACTTCTATCCTACCACATACTCCCCAAAGACCTCGGCGGGCGCCGCGTAGTAGTCGTACGCATCACCAACGACGAAGTTGCCCTCTAGCGCCGCCTCGACCCGTGAACCGTCGTCGAAGAGGGTGCAGACCTGGGCGAACGGACACTGCCACGCGCAGTCCTTGGTCGGTGTCGGGTAGACGACACGATGGTGGTCACCACCGGCGTCGAGCACGAGGCGCGCGGACTCCATGTGGCCGATGACACCGATCGTCCGATCCTTGAACGTCTGGATCTCCGTTGGGTTGTGCTGGACCTCGACCCGCTGGTAGAACGGCGGCTTAGCGTTGCCTGTGCGCTTGACGCGTCGGATCATGTTGTAGATCGCACCGACGATGCGCGGATTGCCTGGGTCGCTCACAAGCGTGTGAAGAAGTACGTACATTTTCATCTGCTCGTTCATGGGTAGCAGCCGTGTCGCGGTGACGAACTCACCCATTGTCTTGTGATCGAGAAAGAACGGCAGGTTGTCAAAGATGCGACGAACCTGGACGTCGAGACGACCGATCAGCTTGATGACCTGTGTGCCACGCGTCATCAAGTCAGCCTCGACATAACGCTCGGAGCCAATGACCTTAAACTCAGAGTCGGCGCCGGTCTCGGCGAGCCACTCGACGTAGCCTTCGATCATCGCGCGTTCGAGGTCGGCCTGCTTGTTGAGGTCGATGACCAGCAGCTCGGGCACCTCCTCACCTTGCGCCGCGAAGGCCGCCTTAACCGCCAGCCAGTCCTCCTGAATGACACGCTCCAGCGCCGCCTTTGGTTCCGTCCGGGGCTGACCATCGGGAACGTAGTAGAGCTGTAGAGCACGGTGGATGCGATCACCGATCGCGCGTGGCCCGAGGGGCGACTCACGTATTGGCTTAAGCCCGCGGTAGTAGGTCAGCCACCACTGTCGTCGACACCGCTTGAAGCTAGCGAGCTCCGAGCTGGAAATGCGACGAGCTCCGTCCCGGGCGCTGAGGTCACTGGGTGAGATGAGCATCACCGGCTCAGCCGGCTCCAGCTCGACGGGATCGGCGACGCCGAGGAGATCACCGGTGGTCGGGTCACGCAACTTGTTCTGATGCATGATGTACATCTGCTGCAGGCTGGGCTCCGGTGGTTTGACTACTGTCGCCACCGTCGGTGTTGCCACTGGATCTGAGGTCGGTGAACCCTGCTGCTCGTAGGCGTTACGGATCGCCAGCTCCTCGGTCAAGGTCGTGTCCCGACCCTTCTCGATGTTGGCGATCTTAGCCTGCGTCAAGTTGGTCATCTCGGCGATCACGCGACGGGAGAGCGTCTTGCGCATCTCTGTGAGCATCTCAGCGCTGGTCATCTTCAGCCTTTGCACCTAGAAGGAACGCTACGAGACCGATGAAGAACATTGGTCCAGTGATGCGGGGGTTTAAACCAGCAAGCCACATGGCCGCGGCGGCGGGAGCACTGCCGATACCCCAGATGACGGCCACGTGTCGTATCATTGGCCACCACGACTTCTTGACGGTCTCCGTCACAAGATGAACCCTCTCGTCAGCTGATCGACCTCAAGTTCCAGCTCGGCTGAGGTCTGACCTAGCGCCGCTAGCTTAGCACGGTCTTGGGTGATCTCATCAAGGCGAGTGAACTTGGCGGCCAGCGCCGGATGCTGCTTACGTTCCTCGACGGTGCCACGGCAGATGATGTCGATGTAATGGACGGACTCGGCCGTCGAGCCGATCCGATCGATGCGCGCCTCGGCCTGGATGTTGTCGATCATCGACCACGAGCGCTGCAAGAAGATCATCGTGTCGGCGGCCTGCAGTCCGTCGACGCCGGTGCCGCCGGCCTTGAGCGTCATGAGGACGGCACGCAGGTCACCGTTCTGCAGTCGCTTAATGGTGCGGTCACGTTCCCACTCGTCCTGGTCACCGGTGATCAGCCCATATGGCTCATGCTTGCGGTTCTTGTCGAACCGCCCGGCGGTCAGCATGATCAGCTGCTTGGACTCCGCGGCGATGATAACCGGCTTGTCGGTGCCGTCGAGAAGCTCCTCCAGCGCGTCCAGCTTGGGACTCGGTTCAGCCAGGTGGACGATGAGCTCCTTGTGATCAAAACAGCAGGTGCACGAACCACGTGGAAACCGATCAGGTTCTAGGTCGTGCTTGGGTTGACGACACTTATCGGGTGCATCGACCCAGTTCACATCAGCGTATGACGACGCGAGCTGGAGCAGCCGCATCGTCTTGATGAGGTTGTTTGGCACCGTCATCAACTCGTCATCGATCAGCGTGATGAGCTGAGACTCGATCTCCTTATACGCCTTGGCCTGCTTGATGCCCATGTCGACCCAGACCTGGGTGCGCTGATGGATCGGCAGCTGGTCCCGTACTTGAACCTTCAACATGCGTCGGAAGCGTGGGTGGAAGATCTTTTGAAACTCGTCACGGGTCGCAGGGTTGACGCCGACGATGTCGAGACCGCCGAAAGCGTTCCAGGCGACCAGCGCGTAGCGGTCGACGAACTTCGACTTGGTGGCCCACTCGATGGGGTGAAGAAAGTGCATGACTGACCACAGGTCACCGACGTGATTGGCGATCGGCGTACCCGTCAAGGCCCAGCGCCGTTCGACGGACGCAT